TTACAATCCTACCGCGTCATCCTTCCTCTGACCATCAACCGGAAAATACCGGTAGAGCGTCGATAACCCCACTCCGTAGATGATAGCCAACTGCTGGCGGGTATGTCCCTTAGCCAATAGCCGCCCAATCTGTTCCCGCTCATGCAGCTTTAATGCGTTGGGCCTTCCACCTATGCGTCCCTGTGCTTTGGCTGCTGCCAGCCCGGCCAGTGTTCGTTCGACGATTAGCTCACGTTCCATCTCCGCCAGTGCCGACATCACATGGAAAAAGAAACGCCCCATGGCAGTGCTGGTATCAATACTGTCTGTTAAAGAGCGGAAGTGGGCACCGCGTTCATGTAACTCCGATATCAGTGCGATCAGGTTCTTAACGCTGCGTCCCAGCCTGTCCAGTTTCCACACGACTAGGGTGTCTCCGCTATTAACGCACTTTAAAGCGCGTTTCAGACCGGGGCGGCTGGCAACTTTTCCGCTCATACGGTCTTCAAAAATGCGGTCACAGTTTGCGCTTGTGAGTGCGTTACGCTGTAAATCGCTGTTCTGGTCGATTGTTGATACGCGGATATAACCAATGACGGCCATCAATTCTCCTCCTCTATGTTGCGGTGGGAGGATTTTTACAGATTTCGCTATGTGTAACTCTTTTTCCAAAAACCTTGGTTTAGGAGACGTGGCGAAGAGGACCATCGGAAACGGCACAGGCCAGGTACCAGATATGAGTTTTTTCGGCAAAATTTATTCAAATGGAAGTGTCACTGGAGGATTCACATTCCCGAACGGCATGATCATCCAGACAGCCGCGATAACATCAATCCCTGCCGGTACCTCTGTCGAGGTGACTTATCCGATCCCATTCCCGACGACAATGTGTTTTGCAACAGGTGTGGCCTCAGGTTCCGGGGATTCTACTGTGCCGATTTCCATTGGTATTGATGCGCAAAGTGTTGCAGATGCCAGAAAAACGCTTCTGTTAAGAAACTTTTCCACGCGCAGTAATGCCGGGTCACGATATTTCGCAATAGGGTATTAACCATGAGCAACTTTATTTTTAGCCCTTCTGAAAATGCTTTTTACCCGTACTCCCTCGAGGAAAGCTATATTGCGGCTGGAAGCTGGCCTGCTGATGGTCTTGACGTTGATGACTCGGTTTTTTATGAGTTCACTGGAGAAACACCCGCAGGGAAAATACGCATCACCGGTAGTGACGGTTTACCTACATGGGGCGATAGTCCGCCAGTCACCAAGGAAGAAGCTATAGCAGCGGCAGAGATTGTAAAACATAGACTGATTGAACAGGCCAACGAGTTTATGAACAGCAAGCAGTGGCCCGGTAAAGCTGCAATCGGGCGACTGAAAGGCGATGAGCTTGAGCAGTATGGTTTGTGGCTTGATTATCTGGATGCGCTGGAAGTTTTAAACATCTCGAGCGCACCAGATATCGAGTGGCCTATCTCTCCGGAAGAACAGGCCAGGTAATAACAGGAGCCGTTGATATATCGACGGCTTGCAGTGCTTTGATGTAGTTCACCCAGGATATTAGACTGGATTTATCTTCATCACTGATGATGCCTAGCTGTAACTCAGTCTGCCAGAGAGCAATTATTGTCTGAGCTTCTGCCAACAGTCTCGATTTATGACTCATGGCAGCGACCACTTCCGCCGTATGCTGCGCTTCTGTATCCGTCACCCACTCGCTACCGTTCCATGTATCGTAAGGTGTGGAAGGTGCCAGCGTGGTGGTGGATTCCGGGTAATCGCCAGGCAAAGAAACAAGAACCGATTCGCCTGTTTCAGTGCTGTATACAGTTTCACCACGATGATCATCTACATATTCCCATGTGGATAAATCAACTGCCCGGCAAATGGCAAAGCCCTCTTTGCTTTCGCCCGGCGCGTCGGTGCACGAGTTTGCTGGCAAACCAACTCCCACAGCCAGATATTCAACAGATGAGGAAAGATATTCGCGCGTCTCACCTTCATAGTTAAATACAGTAATATCACCTGCCACAGTGGCAATAAGTTCGCTGTTTAATTCTGCCTGCGTCATTATGCGGCCCTCACTATGTAGCTAAATGCAACGTTTCGCGGCCTGGTTTCACTACCAAACATCCCTGAACCAAGTGCTGCCTTTGCGGTATATGTCTGCAATAACGTGCCCGTTGACGGGTTTGGGTTATATTCATTAGTTCCGTCCGGGTAATAAGCCATTGACGCATTGTTATCTATAAAAACAGCCGTCATTGGGCCATCTCCGCCAGTACCTGATGAAGTTGGAATCCAGTGCCTGTGGTCGAATGACATCGCACCCTGAGCAGAAAGCAAACCTCGCCCGGTATCAGCACCGCGCCCGTCATCCCAGCCACGAATAAATTCGCCTCTTAAATCAGGCAATCTGAGTGCAGGATAGGCCAGAGCCAGCATGGGGTACTGAGAGGAGGTAAACGCAGCTCCATTGCATTTGAGCCATCCCGTTGGTGGCGTTGCTGACGGCCACGGAATGGGCACGCCAACCGGCAAAGCAGAACCTTCCCCTAAACCAAGGTATCCGAGAAGAGCTGCAACTGATTTCCCTGATAATGCAGTTAGCGTATTGTCCAGCGGCTGCTTGCCCGCCAGGGCGTTCGTCATGGTGGTGGCAAAGTTAGGATCGTTGCCTAAAGCTGCTGCCAGTTCGTTAAGAGTATCAAGTGCTGCCGGAGAAGAAGCCACCAGTGCGGCAATTGCAGATTTAACAAATGCCGTGGTAGCCAGCTGCGTGTTATTGACTGTTTGTGCTGCAGTTGGAGCAGTTGGAATACCAGTTAACGCCGGACTGGAAAGAGGCGCATAGTCAGCAACTACCGACTTGACGTGTGCCGTGGTGGCCAGTTTGGTGCTGTTATCCGTTTTAGCCAATGTTGGTGCCGCCGGACTTCCGGTAAATGTTGGGCTGGCCTTCGGCGCGTACTGAGTATGCGGGTCCGCAGCCGCAATGTGTTTCGCAAGGTCAGAACCGCCTTTTTCAACCTGTTGTTTCAGGTACAGCGTGCGGCTGGCCAGTTGTTTACCCTGACGGTTAGAAATCCCGTCAGGCCCACCCAGAACGGGGTCAGAGACCTCAATCTGATAGATGCCTTCTTCCCACTGCGGGGTTTCAGGTAGGTTTGCCATAATTAACTGCTCCCGTGGTTATAGCTGCCGTCATAGTTGACGGTGTTGTTGTAGCGAATGGCGACAGACTGATACTCAAGGCTCGCCAGATGGCAGCGGGCCGGAGCAAAGGCAGCGAGCGTCTGACGTAACAGTGCCGCCTGATCGTTAGTAATGGGCTGTTGAAGGATGACGCGATAGACCGCCCAGGCTTCCACATCGCCATGGACGAAAAGCCCGTTGTAAGTGTGTTTGCCGTCGTAGCCGATCTGGCCAGTGCCTTCAATCAGATCCACTTCGCCGAAGCCGAAACGGCGGATAATTTCCCTGATTGACCACGGCGTCCCTTTGTAGCGGTGCAGCTCGATAGCGGATTTGATAAGCATGCGGCGTACATCGTCAGATTCCGCCAGCTCCCAGCCATCGCCGAACAGTGAGAACTGCTCGCCCAGCCATGGCAGCGCGGAACTGTCGACAATATCGACGAGATAGACCATCAGTACGCTCAGGTCGATGTTATCCAGCCGCCCGGCCAGTCTTCCCAGCGTTCTGAGACTGATATCACCCTCAAGCGGCGGCGGGAGTTGTAGCGGCTCAGCCATCAGACACCCCGGTCATGTTAAGAGTGATCGCCGTACAGTTTGCCCATTCGTTTTCTGCCACCACCTTCAGCACCGGTGTCACCAGTTCGACCTGGTAGACCCCGGCAACGGACAGCACGCTGATAATCTGACTGGGGACAATATCGCGCCCCAGTGTGGCGGTACGGGACGCCACCCAGTTCTGTATGGCGCTGTTGGCGCTGTCCTTTATCGAGTTGGCATCCTGGTCACGATAGATAGTGATGTTGGCTTCAATGGCGTAATCCACCTGCACAGGTGTTTTAGCCCGCACGGTATCAGTGAGCGGCCTGACTTTTTCGTCCGAGCAGAAACTCTCTACCAGCGTGAGAATGCTGTCGTCCGGCAGGCCGGTACTGAGCAGCGGATACAGTTCTACGGTGCCGGGAACCGGGGAAAGCACCGCAACATCAACGATGTTGGGATGGGCCTGCATGGCATGAAAGCGGTATGCCATACGGCTTCCGGCGTTGGTGAATGATTCCGGGGCCAGTTTGATACGCTCGCGGAGCCTGTCATTGTCTTCCTGCTCAGAACCGCCAGAACTGGCTGCCAGATTGGTCACCTGCAGGTCGACATTATCAATCTCATCGAGCAACTGACTGACCTGCGCAGGTTGCCAGCCGTTGCCAGCGGCCCCCGGCTCGGTACAGGTGGCCGTGGCATTGACCAGCAGCAATCCGGCTTTCAGTACCACGTCCGTATCGGTAGCAAAAATAATGCTATCGGAAGCGCTGACGCGGGTGCCTGCCGGAATCAGCACGTCAATGGCCAGTGCCTCATCCACGGAGAACTGGAGCGTGGTGGAGGCAGGCTGCGCGGCAAGGCGGTAAACACCGACCAGTTCACCGAGGTAATCAATCATCGGCTCACGGGCAAAGGCGACCAGATTCTGTTTGGCTGCTTCCTGCGCCGCTACCCTGACCAGCATTTCGCGGTATGCCCACAGGTCAATCAACAGGCGCTCAGCCTGAGCGGGGTACAGCGTTTTGCCGGTTGCGGCTTCGTACTGTGCAATCATTTCAGCCGTGATTTTGTCGGCATCACGTTCAATAAAATCGGGTTCTGTCAGCGCCATAGCAACTCCTGAGTCCGGGGCTGTCCGTCAGAGCCTTTCCAGCTCACCCGGAGCGTAAGATGTTCGCCGTTGACGGCGGGTTTAACCGACATAAGCTGGCAGCGAGGCTCCCAGCGCCGGATGGCATCAACGGACTCGCGCACCACATGTGGGATAGCCCGGTCAATGGGCCAGTCGATATAAAGATGCAGGTTGCTGCCGAACTCCGGGCGATGCGGGTCGCTGCCGCGAGGAGTTCGCAGGATGATTTGAATGGCCTGCCAGATATCATCCAGCCCCCGGACGATTTCGCCGGGAGCCTGCAGGGCCGGTTGCCAGAATACGGAAGTTGTTTTCATGGGGGCAGTATTGCCCCTGTGCGGGAACGCCGATATTAAAGGCGTTTAAGAAGGTCAGTGGGAATGGTGATTAGAGTTCGGGCCGTCAGAGAGCATGCTGCCTGTCGAGTGGGCATTGCCGTTAATTTCAAGGTTGCCGTTCACCGTGGTGGTGTCAGCGGTCAAATCAATGGTTTTCCCCTTCAGGCTGATACCCACCGCAACTTCGATCACCACATGCTCAATACCGCCTTTGACCGTCAGCGTATGTGTCGCGCGGTTATAGCTGAACTTTGCGCCATCCGCGTATTTCGTGCCCCGGACGTTTTTGTCGCTGAACGGCGGTTTATCGACGTCTGAGTACACCGCGCCCAGAATGACACCATCCTCGCCGTTGGCATCGAGCAGCACCTCAACCTGCTCCCCCACGTCAGGGAGCCAGTAATCCTTGTTATCCTGGGTGTTGCGCTGGAGTACGTTAAGCCAGTTAGTGCGCAGGTTATCGCACTCAGGCAGACGAACGCGGGCCTGAACCTTGTCGGCATCGACGGCGCTGACCGTACCGACCTGACGGGTGACGCCTGCCATTATTTCTTCTCCTTTGTTACCGTGGACGTGCTGCCGTCCGGTTTATAGACGGTCAGTGTCTGGCTCTTGCCGGTCTTTTTACCTTTCTTCGCCTTGCCCTGCGTGACCGGCCCTCGCGCCACCTCCAGTTCGGTGATGTAGCCGCTGTTGCGATCAAATGCATGGCGGGCAGTGGTTATCAGCCATGGCCCGGATAACTGTCCAAAACCCACCAGTTCAATTTTGTTGCCTGCAGTCAACTGGGGCGTCCCCATCAGCGTCAGGGAGCCGTTCTGCTGGTATTCGTTATGCCTGGCTAGCGCCGAATCTGCTTTAATCCTTGCGGTGTCCGGGTCGCTGACGCGGCTGTTGACCTTCAGTGAGTCGGCACTGGTGACCTTACCTCCTTTGGTTTGTTTGTCGCTTTCGCTGGTGCCGCCATCAGCTTCGTAGACGATCAGCTTTTTATCGCTGCTCTTCTGGTGTTTTACCTTTGCGGATTTGTAGACGCGGTTGATGGTGTCACGCAGGGAAAAGCTGGCCACATCCTGTGGCTTCAACTGTTTTACGGGCTCCTGACCGCGCAGCGTGGCCAGATGAGAGAAAATCAGCTGGTCGCTGACAACTTTTACGGCATAACCATACTCGCTGGCCAGCCGACGCAGGAAGCCCACGTCCGTTTCTGCGTACTGGGTCACCCGGTCAATTTTGATGGACTCAATACTGCCAACCAGCTTCAGCTGATGCTTTTTGGCAATCCGTCCGGCGATAGCCGCCAGCGTGGTGCTCTCGAAACCACGACTGGATTTTGTCCGCAGGGCGTTGTTGACCGACGTGGCCACGCCCCGGATAGCGACAACGGACGCGGGCGAACTCACCTCGATCTCGTCTATAGAGAACGTACCGCAAGACAGCAGCTTCTCGCCCTGATAACCCATTTTCAGCGTCAGCGTGTCCCCCTTGCCCGGATACCACTTATCCAGCCAGCGGCCATCGGTGTCGTCCAGCTCCACCTCAATGGTATCGGACTCGCTTTTGATGTTATCGCTGTAGGTCACGCGGGTGACATAGGGGGCGATATCGGTGGTGATGTTCTTCTGCAGATACCACAGCGTGAACACCGGACTCAGAACATCGCTGACGCCGGTTAACGCTGATGCGGCCTGTGCAGTGCTGTTTATCTCAGCCATGGGGCAATATCCTCTTCTGTACTGGCTTCTTCAGCCTCGATCACCGGGATCAGTAACAACAACCCGGAGGGCAGCACCGGCGTAATGGCCACGTGCGGATTGGCGGCAATTATCCGGGGATAGCCCAGTGGGTCGCCGTAGTACTGCCATGCCAGAGAATCCCAGCGCTCTCCGTCACGGGTGACATGTTCAAGAAACATCACACACTCCTCGCCAGAATTTTAGCTGCCATGGTACTTAACCCCGGCGACATCCGGGTGAACGTGGTGCTGGCGGAGTTAAGCTGCCCGGAAACGGCATCCAGCGCTGCTGCGATATTGCTGCCGTCCACGCCGCTCAGCGAAGACTGCGCCTGTTGTACAAACGTGGCCGCATCACTGGTGGCTCTGGCCAGACTGATGGCATCGGGCATGGATTCAGAGAGCGCATTAAACGCAGGAACGCTCTGGCCTAACGCCCCGGATACGTTGCCCAGTCCGGTCATCAGCCCCGGCACACGGGTCAGTGCAACGGCGGGGTTATCCTTCATCTTCTGCGCCACCCGAACGGCACTCATAGTGGTCTGGAGAACAGACTGCGCCTGTCTGGCATAATTGACGCCGTCGCGAACGTACTGGGCCACCCCGGAAGGTGAAGGAACAGCACCGGAGACCGCCCCGACGCCGGGAACCTGGGTGCGTATTGCAGGCGGCTGCAGCGGGTTTTTCGGGTCGCCAATGTACTCCCGGAGAGACGCGGTGGCATTCACGGCCAGCACGTTGCCGGTGCTGTCGGTCTGCTCGCTGGTCGCGGTCACGTCGGTAATCACGAACCAGCCGCGATAGTCACCGTTGCCGAAAACCAGCGCCAGCGCCTGATGGGCTTTCATGGCCGTTCTCAGTCTCGCCAGCTCCACGTCGGGCACACAATAATGCTGATGGAAGACCAGGCTTATCTGGATTTCGTCCAGCTTATCGCCGACGAACTGCAGACCGGGCTTACCCTCGATGCGGGCATGTTCGGCATAATCGACACCGAAAGTGGCCTCAAAACCGTCCCAGTAGGTAATCAGTTCAAACTCAATATCACCCAGTACCGCAAACATTATTCGTACCCTCGACGTTGTTTCTGAGCCAGCAGACGTTCCAGCATTTTCTCCAGTTCATGCAGGCTCATATTCAGTGCGCCGGTCAGTCCGGCTGGCGCTGCGGTTTCTTTGCCATTGAGGAAAAACTGAGGATTAAAGCTGACCTGAATACCGCCTGATGTTCCGCCTCCGGCTGCAGCTGCGCCACGGCCTGAATATCCCGCCGCCATGATTTCCGGCGACGGGATACGGGGAACCTCCGGGGTCATTTCATTCGCCAGACGCTGTCCCGGTAAAAGTGATGCACTGATGGAGAGTGGGATAGCTGGCATAGCAGACAAACTATTAATCACGGTTCCGAGCGCATTTTTAGCAGACGACATTAACCCAATTATATCGAGCGACGGCATGCTGAAGCGTACACCTGAAGTGTTATCCAGTATTTTGGGTCCCTGGATGCTAACGGGCATTTTGGGAAGCAGTTCACTGGCCATTCGCTGCCCGGCCAGTGCAGCAAGTGGTGTGGTGCGCTGCAGGCCGATAGCGGCACCCTGCGCGATGTTGTCACCAAAGCCTATAAACACGCGGCTCGGCGAATGAATACCCAGCTTTTCCTTGAACCAGCCGCCAACACTGTCGCCCATATCTGTGACGGTGGTTTTGAGCGACTCCCATTTGTTTTTGATGCCGTTTATCAACCCGTCGATAAGATGGCCACCGAAGTCAGTGAACTTCGCGGGCAGATCAACGCCGAGATATTTCAGCGCAGCCGCAAAGGCTTTATAGAGCAGACCAACCGGCGACCAGTTAATCAGCAGCTTACCAATCCCCACGATACCGCCGTTAAACGCCTCTTTAATGTCAGCCCAGCGCTGTTTAAACCAGCTGCTGACAGCCCCCCAGTTGCGGTAGATAAGATAAGCCGCCGCCGCGACGGCGGTGATGGCAAGGCCGATGGGATTCATCAGCAACGCCCGACCAATCCAGAGAACGGCACGCCCGGCGAGCATAATGCCGCGAACCAGCCCACCTGACAGCACACCACCCAGTGTTCTGGCTCCTCTGGCGACGGCGCTGAAGCCGGTCACCAGCCAGCGAAGTTTGCCGCCTTCACCCAGCGCGAGCGTCAGGCGAAGCCAGTTGGCCCGCAGGAGCACGGCATTTTTCCAGACGTTAACAAAGGGAGAAATAAGGAGATTCAGCCCCAGCTTGAGACCGATAGTGGCCATTTTGAAAGCGAGTAATGCTCCCACAACCTTTATGGTGCCGCTAACAAGTTGCGGATTTGCGGCTATCCATTTGCCGACGCTGTCCATTAAAGGAATAAACGTCTCGCCCAGTTGAATTAGGGCTGGTCGTAGTGATTCACCAATGCTGATGGCTGCCTCGTTAAACCCAACCTGGGTTCTGCGCCAACGTGCCTCAAGAGTATCATTTTGCTTTGTAAAATCAGTGCTCAACGTATTTTGGGCTGTAGGGCTTTTCATTTCCTGCTTATTGGAAAGATATTTATCCCAGCCCTGACGCATTGACAGTAAATGGTTAACGGTCTGGATATCAGTGAAGACTTCTGCCAGACCAAAGGACTCCATTAGCTTCTGCTGGCCTTCCCGATCACCAACGGCACCAGCTTTCTCCCATTGCTGAACAAATGCCTTACCTTTGTCGTCAATAAAAGCGTTGGCAATCATTAGTGAGGACTCATACTGCGAGAATCCTTGCGCTACTAAGTTCTGCATGGATTTCTGATAATTAATCCCGGCCTTGGCATATTTCTGAATGGTATCGTTTCGCCCCATAGCCGCCAGCCAGTTGGACATATTAGTAACGGCTTCTTCTGCAGAGCCGCTACCTTTGCCGACTTCCAAACTGGAAACGATCTCCATGATCGCTTCTTTCCCGGTAATGCCACGCGCCGCAAATGCTTTCGTCATCCCCGGCAGAGCCTTCGCCATGTCTTTTAGCTCAAACGAGCCGAGTTTTGCACCGGTAGCAGCCATACCAAATGCCTGCTCCAGTTCTTTAGCGTCAGTAATTTTGAGCGCATCGCTGAAGGCATAAGTCATTTTGGCGAGATCGGTCATATCGGCCTTGGTTGCTGTAGCTGTCTTCCCAAGCATCTCAGCAAATGTTGCTGCCTGTTCAGGAGCCATACCATCAGCAACCAACTGTCCGACTCCACCCATCAGAGACTCCTGCAGTTGGTTAATCTTCAGCGAGGCCTGCCTGATAGCCAAGCCAATCGCACGTTCCTGTTTTGCATCCAGATCGCCGGTGACACTGATATCCCGCAACTGTGATTCAAACGAGGCATATTGTTTGACCGAGGCCATGACCGGTGCGCCCAGTGTTCTGCCGATGGCATAGGTTTCTGCGCCCTGGCCATAGAGCGCCATGCGGTTAGCCTTCAACGCATCACTGGTGGCCGAAACCGCAGACAGACGGCGCTGCTGGCGCTCGATTTGCTCCATTGTGCGACTTACCCGCAGCAGCTCACTGTTGAGGCGCTGCATCCGCGAAGAACCTAACTGGCCATAACGTTCAGTCGCACGGGTTAAGGCGTTCTGGCGCTCCTGCAGGCGTCGGGATGTATCACCCAGGGAATCAAGGGCGCGTCGGGTGCCACTGACGGCTGAGCGGAAGCTGCTCCCGACAATACCGCCAATAATGACGCCGACTGAAAATTCACTGGCCACGGTGGTTATCCTCTGAAAGCGGAAAAACGGAAGGAAAGCGTCTGAGAGGCATGCAGAACAGCCGCGTGTGGCGGCTGTTAAGTGATGAGGAGTTACTGATTGTCGCCGAACTCGCTTTTGATTTGCTCTTCAGCCTGCTCCAGCCACATCTCCAGATCGTCAGTATCGAGGGCATCAATCTCCCCAGGCTGAAATCTAAACCACCTCGCCAGCAGCCCCTGCGCCTGCATCAGCGTTTTCGTCGCTTTTGCCCAGCCCAGTGACTTGCTGAAATCGTTTCTGCAGTTCCATGTAATCGGCAAGATCCATGTTATCGAGGTCTTCGGGGAGAATACCGGTGCTACGGGCAATCAGCGGTTCGTCCCAGTCAGCCGGGTCTTTACTGATTTTGCGCACCTGCTTCAGGTCTTTGACCGTCAGGCGTTTCAGTTCAACCTGCTCAACTCTGGTGCCTGCTGCGGTGGTGAAGGGATAAGACAGCTTAAAAGTATCGGATTGGGTCTGTGACATGATCGTGCTCCTTTGTAAGTTCAGAGCAGTATGTCTGGAGGTGGACGTGACGGATATTAAAGGGGATTAAGAAGAAAGGGGCCGAAGCCCCTGTGATGTCAGTGAGTGCGAAAGCCTTTGCAGTTACGCAGGAAGGCGATGAGAAGCGCCTTTCCTTCAGATTTGCCGATGCCGGTGAACCAGTGGTCAGGTGGCTCCCATGCCTCAATCAGGTCAGCAAGCTTCCGTGCTTTAGAGCGGGTGCAGTCAATCGGGTCATTGGTTTTCTGGGTATTAAAAAGGTTTTCCACGCCCGGAATATCAAGGATGGTAAACCACGTACCATTTCCCATGCCAATCGAACCACAGTTCCCGCCTTTATCTTCAATCTCGACGGTCACCGTCAGCCCCCGATATTGATGCGGTAGTCAGTCAACTGGTCAACGCCGCCGACGCGGAAGATGTTGGCCAGATAGTCCAGCTCCAGCAGCTCTTCACCATCCAGTACCTGCTTGATGTACGTGCAGGTGAAGCTACTGGAGAACTCGGCGTTCTCGTGCTGTTTGAACGTCCCCAGCGGGTTCTTCTTGAACATGATTGTCAGGAAGGTGACCAGCGGAATTTCGTCAATCAGCCCCTGCGAACTGTAACGCTGGACGCTGGAACGGCACTGCAGCGCCAGCGACTTATACGGGTTCGCGGCAGACAGCATCGCATCGCGGTAAAAGCTGTTCCACTTGATCTCACCCTCCAGCTTGTCGAAGCCTGCCGGGAGTTCCACCTTGCCCACCATCCCAAGCGCCTTATGCTCCTGCATGGTCATGGAGACGTCAGGCAGTTTGACCTCCTCGGCCCGGCCCAGCAGGTTAGCGCCATCCAGGTAGATGTTGGCATTCGTGATGCGGTTGATCTCAATCTTTGCCATCAGCTATTCCCCTTCAGGGTTAACAGATATTCCGAGGTGATCTCGGTCTCAAACGTCAGTCGCTCCAGCGGCGGTGGCGGCGTGTATTTGTAGCTCAGCAACAGGTGACCGGCGGCCAGCTCCGTCTCTTCGTTGCGGGCCGGATCAAACCAGCAGCTGAAGCCCAGCAGCGCACCGTCGCCAATCAACTTGCGACCGTAGGCGTTGACCGACTCTGTCAGCGCATCAATCAGCGCCTGGGTGATCGGCATGTCGATGTACTGCTGGCTGAAATAACGCAGGGACTCGTTGATCACATCACCGGTGCGGCGAACGTTCTCAAAGTTGCGCATATGGGTGACCGTTGGCCATGCCGCCATACGGTTGCCCCACAGACGCAGGCCGCTGCCGTAGCTGCTGAAGACCGTGGTGATGCCCTGTTCGTTGAGCAGGTTCACCTCACTCTGCGGGTCGTCAATCATTGCCGACAGCTGGCGCTCCACGCCGGTGATACCCAGAACCTCCTGGTTGGAGGACGACCACCAGTAGCCCTTGTCCAGGTCGACCTTTGCACGCAGACCTGCAGCACGCTGGCTCAGCGGCTCCAGCCGTTCGCTGTTGGTGGCCGCGTCGTACACCTTGACGTGCGGGTAGCACAGACGGACGCGGTCGGAGCTGGTGTTGAAGTTAATGGTGCCTTCCGGGCCACGCCCCGCCAGAGCCTGAGCAAAAGTGGTACCAATCGGCGCGTCGATGTAGGTCACCGCGCCCAGCTTCTCAGCCATGGCGATAAGCTCAACCGAGACGCTGTTCTGGGTGCAGAAGACCGGGGCAATCAGGATTTTTGCGAAGTAGCCAAACAGGTTGAAGCTGTCGTTAAGCAGCTTCATGCCGGTACGGTTGCCCGCCGCATTAACGGCACCGATGATATCAGCCGGGGTGACTTTGGTCGGGTCAGCATAGTTATAGCTGGCCTTCACCGTTGCATCTGCGGCAATGCTCTTACCGAGGTTGGTAATCACCCCGGTCTGTGCATCAAGCGAGTAGTCCTGACCTTCCACATAAGGCTGGCCATCGCTGTCCGGTTTCAGTACCAGCTGCGCGACCACCGGATTAGCCAGCTTCGCTTTGCCCGTCGCCTTGTCGAACGTTACATCTTCATCGGCCACAGCGGTTTTATGAGCAGACGGATCAAGCACGTTAATGACCAGAACGGTGCCTGCGCCATGGTCGTAGATCGCATCCAGTGCCTGTGGAATGGTAAAGCCGGTGAGCTGGCTGCCAAACGCCGCGGCATCTTTCTCAGACAGGCACTGTACCAGCGTATTGACGTCCCCCATCGGGGCGGTACCAATCAGGCCAATGACGGCAGACTTCACTGTTTTTACCGGGCGGGCACCGTTTTCCACCTCAATGGTTTCGACGCCATGCAGATAGTTAGCTGCCATGGGAGTCCTCCGTTTTCACATAGTTGTCGCCGACGTTCCTGCGCTTTGGTGACTGCACAACCGGTGTGCTGGCGGGTTTAGTCTCTTCAGATACCGGTGTCAGATGCTTCAGCGCCACCAGTACCTTCACATAGTCATGCTCCTCCGGCAGGGAAACATTTTTCCCCGGCCAGAGCAGGATTTCGGTTCCGTCCGACAGCGTGACGCCGCTGGCCGGGCCGGAATAGCGGTATTCTTTCATCACTCGCTTTCCTCATAGTTCACTTCGGTTAACAGCGGGCCGGACGGTAAATCGCTGTCTTCGATAAAGACACTTTCAGTGGCAAAGTCGAGGGCGTACTGCCACAGCCCCTTGACCTCACCGATAAATACCTCGCGGGTCAGCCAGATGCGACGGCGGCAGTTCGGCGGGGTGTAGCCACCGAGGATGCGACGGACTGCATCCAGAACATCAATCGCGCCTCTTTTACCGTTGAGCTGGCGGAAGACCACCGTGACGCAGAGCTGGATAGTCTGAGGCTGGAGTACCGCACCGATATCATTCGGCTTATCGAAGCGCGACCCGGCATAGCTCACCAGCAGCGCCCCAACCGGATGATTCAGGCGATATTCAGCCGGTTTCTCCGGGAAGTACTCCACCTGCAGCTGCGGCAGCTTCTCCCGTAACCGGGTCAGTACTGCATCGAGGACGGGCAGAACGTTCATCAGTATTTCTCCAGTAAGCCGTCGCGCCCGCCAAAGGTGGGGCGGCGTGCCCGTGCCCGGATTTCACCGGACTCAGGCACGTCTTTCTGAGTCGACTGCAGCCCCAGCGTGAGTTTTCCGTCGCGGATGGCCTCAAGCTGACGCCGGGCCTCTTTGTGGTCATCCTTCACGGTATCCGGGACTGCGCCTTCCGGGCGGCGGGTGTAGAGCCGGTAACGCACCAGCGTGATGGCAATGTCGCGCAGAACGGTCGGTATCTCCGCCAGCGGCAGGGTATAGCGTCCGCGCAGATGGGCATCAATCAGCTCATCGGCATAGCGAATACAGCTGTCCACCACCTCAGTTTTCACCGTCGCGGGCGAATCGAAGTCCAGCTCCTCATTGGTGAGCTGAATTAGCGTCCGCTCAGGAACCTGTTCAAGCAAATCCGCGAGGGTGCAGTACATATCACACCCCGCGCAGGATGCGGATAACGTCGCCTTTGGCCAGAGCCTCATCCAGCGCAATCCCGGCATAAATACCCGCCGGGGTCTCGCCTGATGCGGCTGTCTGGGGAACGGCGCAGGCATTCTCATCCGACTGGACATTCTGCCCTTTAGCAATCGCAGCACCAGCCTCGACTGCAACAATACCCAGTACGTTGACCGGCGTTACATCACCGGCAGCGGCATCCACCTCTGCCACGCCAAGCGCGACGGCTCCGGCCTGACAGGGGCCATTATCGGCACCGACAAAGCGCTGTTGCGTCAGCGCCGCGCTGGCCGTCACGGTGGTGGTCAGAATGACCTGTTGAGTTGTACCCATGACCGTCTCCTTATTTCACGATGTTGGTGACGAGATACCCGGCATCGCCACCGACCACGGCGACTTTGTAGATATCGGTATAACGGCAGTACTTCACTTTGCCGCCGACGCCGTCGTATTTATCCGCCACCGGCATCCCTTTACGGCGCAGGGTGTAACCGAATGACGGCTCGTTTTCGTCGGCGCTGTCGGTGCCTGGCTGGGGTTTGCCGACGTAATGCAGCATCAGGTTGTCGCCCCAGATATCGGTCGGGACTTTGTCCTTGTTCTGCGCGTCTTTCATGGAGGCCATGGAGACTGGCTCGCCGATCACCACATCTTCCAGCTGGAAAAGGTCTTTCAGAATTTCGATGGTGATACGCTTGCGCTCGTTAGCACCAATCGCGGCCTGAATCGCCGGGTGGAACTTCAGCAGCGACATCACGCTGGCCCCCATGGTCATCAGGTTTGGACGCAGACCGGTGGCATTACGCACCGCTTCAATGCCGCCTTCAATGATGCCAATCGGGTCACCCTTGCCACCGCCCCAGCGGTCGGCAGCGGCCAGCGCTTTGACGTTAGCTGCGCGATAGACGTTTTTGTCCTGAGCCAGACGGGCCGCATACAGTTCGCGTTTCAGGTTGACGCCGCTCGTCACACGGCGAATGGCTTTGGCTTCTTCGTTGAACATCGACTCCGCCTGCTCGCGATAGTCCACCGGTGCGGCCAGATCGTGCTCGTTGAGTACCAGATCCAGTTTGCCGGTTTTCTCACGCACCAGAACGTTACTGTCAGCCCCCACGGCACGCTCGGTGTCATACTCCACAAAAGCGGATTTACCGAAGGTCGGCACGGTCACACCTTCCTTATCGGTAAGGACAATCGGGAAAATGCGCTCACCGATGAACACGGCATTTTTATAACCGCGAGCGATGCTGGTCAGCACCGGGTCAACGACGCGCTTACCCTTTAAATAGTCAGACATGTTCTCTCCTTAATTACAGGCAGCGGGAGACAGCAGCGTCGTAGCTGATGCCTTCTTTTTTCGACAGTTCCAGCGCTTTCTGATGCAGCGCCAGACGTTCCGGGTCGGCTTCAGCGAACTCCGCTGACGTCGTTTTGATATCCGTGCTCACGCGGTCTTTGGTCGCGTGTTCACTGAAATTCAGTACCGGGGCAGTGCCATCCAGCAGCGTCTTAAACGCCGTGGCCAGCGGGGTGCGGGTATCGCCCTCGGCGAACTCGACAGGCTTATCGCCACCGGCTACCGCATCAAGAATGGCAACAACAACCGGTTTTGCTGCCGGGGTCAGGCGACCCGCGCCGACCAACTTCTCGGCAAAGGAGACGTTGTCCGCGTGCAGTTTGTCCTGCTTGCTCTTCGCTTCCTGTTCTGCCCGCTGGGTGGCTTCTGCTTTCAGACGTGTGTTTTCCGCCTGAAGCGCTTTGATTTCTTCTTCAGTCATGGTGCTGTTCTCTTGTTGAGGGTTGGGATTGTGTTCACTGAAGTCCGGTTCAGACTTCCCGGTGTCGCGGTAAGCCTCTTCGCGCAGGGAGTCAACCTGCCATGAAGGAAGCACCTTGTCGGTCTCGTCCAGCCCGAACTGGGCGATCAGAAAATCGCGCAGACGGCCCCATAAAGAGGCATTGGTGATATCACTCCAGTCGGCAAACTCCACGACGCCTTCTTCTTTCTCACCAAACGAAACCTGCTTCAGCCCCTTAATGGAAGGTGGCTGCGCCCCCAGAAAGCCGACATGACGCAGGTAAAGCGTGCCGGGCTTCGGGTTGTTCGGTGAGTCAGGGAGATAGAACGAGGCGGAGACCTTTTTGAAGCGTCCGTTGCCCACCAGTTCGGCAAACTGCGGGTCGAGCTGGTCAGGCTCAGCGAGCAGATCGCCGCCGTTAAGCGACAGGGATTTCACCCAGCCCCACGCCGGGTCTTCCGTTTTGGGGTGGCCAATAACGAGAGGCGCTTCATGGACGGACGGGTCATAGGCTTTCACGCAGGCGGCAAGATCGCTTTGCGTGAACGGCAGTTTCGTGCCGTGCATATCGGTATGAGTACCGGCTTTAAAAATGTGAATGGCTGGCATTTTGCTGTCCCGCGTTACGTTGTCGGGGACAGTCTGTGGAAAAAGCATCAGCAGCGCTTTTAATCTGCTTTAGAAAAAATCGGGGGTATCGGTACGGGGAATTTCACGCTGCGGGCAAATAGTGGTGCAAAGCGGGGGCTGTAAAGCCTTTATAAAGGTAATACAGCCCCTCAGCGGCTGGCAATGATAAATCACCCGCCTGTAGAGACAAAACTCAGCGACGGGCCGCTGCTTCAAGATGGCGGACAATCGTATCGAGGATGGGGACAACCACTTCAGGCTGCAGCTCACCGTCCCCTGTCAGCGGCAGGAACGGACGGGCCGGAAGTTCAACGGACTCATTACGCCCCGTTTTACCACCGAACTGGTGAATCGGCCCATAAACGACATTAGTGCCAACCGCTGCCTGCCGGTCATCATGGTCGGTTGATACTGACCCCATCAGACGCCCGGTGTCCTGCAGTGTTTGTCCGTCGCGCTCTTCTGCTGCCAGCGAGGGAGTCCACCCCGGACGCCCCTCATCGAGAAAGTTAAACTGCGTCTCCGCCAGCAGGGTTCCGGCGATTTTGCGCATCGCGGGTTCCAGGTCTGTGGCAGCCAGGTCCAGCGCACGGAGGCTCCGGCGCAGGGATTCATCGTTAATGGTGATATTGACCAGGTTATCGGAAGCCATCGTTATCCTCTCAGTTCCTGCTGTGCCAGCGGCTGAAGCGTACCCTGATAGCGGGCAAGGTCGGGACGGTATGCAGCCCCCGGCGCGTAAGACCAGCCGACGTCGGTGGCCACCTTCGTGGTACCGGTATTGAAGGTGGCGACGTTCTGCATCTCGCCTGTTTTCTCTGAGACCAGCTTCAGCTCCCAGCCCATGGCTGAGCCAGAATCTGACACCTTCAGGCCACGGGCACGCACATCCGCCGCGCTCAGGGCAATGACGCCACAGCGGCAGCGCCAGCCGTTCGGCGGGTAGAACGCCTGCCAGAACGGGTCATCATAGCGCAGCACCAGACCATGCAGCGCCAGATGGCTCTTGCGGGTATGGCTGTCGTTGATGCCGGTATACATCCAGTACGGCCTGTCGTCGACGTTCTCCATCTGCTCCGCCCAGCGACCGGCGCTGTAGAGTACGGACATATTGGTGCGAAAGATGGTGTCGAGCCGCCACGGGCTGCCCTGCTGGATGGTGACCGGCTCGCCCGTTACCGGGTCGGTGGTGTCACGTGGCCCCCACCATCCCTTGCGCTGCAGCTCCGGCTCCAGCTGCTGGCGGAACCAGCGGTCAGTCTTGCCCTCATCCAGTGCCTGCTGCAGGGCGCTCCTGATATCTTCCAGGATATCAAGGCGGGTCACTTTGGCGACGGTAAAGGCGCGGGCATGGGCATCCTGCCACATCTCCTCCCAGTCCCACGTGAAGCTATACCCTTTGGACTTCAGGTAGCTGACAGCCCGTTTTGGGGGCAGCGTCATGCAGTACGCCAGTTCAGCCGTTGTCACGCTCATGCAGACGCCCCCAGACAGTTGCAACAAACATGATACGGGCCAGCCGTTCCTGCAGGTCATCCGCATTCATCTGCGGGTACAGTTCAGCCAGCGCCCCCAACAGCTCAGACGGGTTAACGCCGTCTTTCACCTGGTGAAAGAGCGGCTCCAGCACCGGCGCAAGTACGCCGTTTAAGTTACCACCGTTCATCAGAATATCCAGCGCATCATCGAGGTCCTGCTGGGCCTGAATATCAGCATCTATGGCCTCGGCGAACGACAGCGGCAGCGTGTTCTTCTGGCGCTCTGACGGTGGTGTCTCGTCAATATCGCCGTCCTGCAACTGGTACTCACGCTTGAAGTATTGCGGGGTGAAGACCACACCGGCGCGGCTGAGTTTCTCGTCGCGGGTTGCCTGAGTATCGTCGACCGTTCCCTGTTCCCACATCTTCCAGACGGGGCTGGCCACATCGCCAAAGTTCATTGATACCGCCATCCTGATGGCCTGATTCACCGCGCTTTCCACGATATCAGCGTCAGCGTCACGGATATCATCGGTGACCTCCAGTCCGGCCTGCGCGGAGGCGCGGTTACTGTTGGCCTCGGTGGTCTGATTCTGCCCCAGCAGGGCGATGGAGATTTCACTGCGGGCAAGCGTTATCAGGTTCTGATAAATATCGCTGCTGTCGGCCTTGCCTGCGGCCTCCTTGATTTCGATAGAGGAATCGTCAGGGATAGCGGCCACCGCGTCTTCCACCATTGCCTCCATGGAATCCAGCAGCAGGTCAATCTCACCCTGAGCGGTACCGCGCGGATGCTTGCCGATAACCCACGGTGAGCCGTATTTCTCGGCAAAGCGCACCCAGAACTTCATGCCACCTTTTTTGAAGGTCACGGGCCAGAAGCACATCGACAGGTCAGGGAAGCCATACGGGTTATCGTAGGTCGCGTCCTGACGCGGTACCACGAACTTGTTCAGCGGTACCGGCTCGCCTTCCAGCCCGGCGTCTTTTGCCCGAAAGCGCAGCAGGTTGTCATTGTCGAACTGGAACCACTCTGGCGGCTTACCCACGATATCGGCGATGCCCCAGGATTTAACAGAACGCCCCCACATGACCTCACAGGGCTGATACCCGTAGAGAACGGCGTCGGTCATCTCGCCGATGATGCGGGACAAATCCAGATCGTCGAGCATATCCCGGATGAAGCTGAATACCCGCGCCGGGGCATGACCGCGCTCAAGACCACGCTCCAGCGACTTGACCGCCGCCTTACGCCTGCGGATGCACCCACCAACCAGCGGGTCGGTACGCAGTTCACGATAGATGCGGATATCCCGGCCCTGAGATTTCAGAATGGAGTCTGGGTTAGGCAGGTACATTCCCAGCCCGAAGAAGTCGATGGAGCGGCTGCGCGAGGCGATCTGCTCCGTCAGCGTTTTATTGGGTTCGGCAAAAGAGACAAACTCATTGGGTGAAACCCAGAGTCCACGGGCCATCAGTAATCCTCCAGCATACGGGCCGCCTGACGACGACGGCGTGAGCTTGCCTTCACCGGCCCTTTGTTAATTTCACGGCTGGCGAAGTACGCCAGCGCCAGCGCGATGGCTGAATCCCCGTGACGTTTGCCACTGTCAGACTTCGCTTTTGAGCGCTGTTCCGGCACGCGGGGAACGCCGTTTACCACCTGAACGGCCCGCAGGTCGTCCAGCGTGTCTTCATCCTTCGGTAAATCCACCAAGTTGCCATCTTCCAGCGCAGCCTTGACCGGCGGCATGTGCTCGCGATACCAGTTCTCCGTAGGCATCACCTGCTTGACCCGGCTGGAGCCGTAGCGCTGCATGGCATATTCGGCGAGGTAAGAGCCATTACCACGGGCATCGAGCGCCGCGCCCATCAGGTTTGGCAGGCCGTCCATCAGATACCACGCGATTTGCTCCTGCTGTTTGAACGGCACGTTGCGCAGCTCCAGCACGAACGGTACGCGACGCACCAGGTTCTTCTCCTGCAGCAGGGGATAGTCCACCGACAGGTCACCGCTGCGCCCAAAGTCACGCCCTAAAAACGAGCGTGCATCAGCGGGGAGCGCCTCCAGCAATGGTTTGAGGTGTTCGTTCAGCCAGTCCTGCGTCTCGCTCCAGCGGACGTCGTCGGGCTTCAGTTCGTAGCCCTCCGGGCAGGTCAGGCGTAGCACCGGCGTGCCAGCCGACATGCGGGACTCAATCAGGGCGCGGGACAGCCAGGCTCCGCCTCCGTTGGCCGGAACACAGTCAAGCTCCTCGGATGCACCGGCACCGTAGAATTTGTACACCGATGCCATCCACGCCTGCTCGGACGCTTGCGACCATTCTTTCCCGGTTCGCAGGCAGACGCGGTGGAATAATCCCTCCGACACGGCCTCCTGGAAAGTAATGCGGTGTACGCTGCCCCCCTGACGCCCGGCCCGGATATCACCGATAAGCGTATTGAACGGGTTGTCATCACCGTCATGGGTGGAAATAACGCGTACTTTACCGCCCCAGATAAGCATCGCCAGCGCCGCCTTCAGCAGTTCATCCAGTTGCTCATGGAACGCCGCTTCGTCGATAACGATGATGCCCTGACGGCCACGCAGGTTAGACGGGCGGCTTGAGAGCGCAACAACGCGGAAGCCTGAATCAGGGAATTTGATGGTGTAGGTCTTGATGTGCTTGTCGTCTTCGTCTTCTTCCCAGAAACCCTCTTCGATTTCACTGGCGGCATAGTTGAATGCCCGCGCCCACATCGCACACGCCTGGATATATTCGACGGTCATGTCCTGGTTATAGGCGATGTAATACACGTTCATCCCGCCCGCAGGCGCTGAAGAGGCTGCGGTCAGCACATCATCGGATGCTTCAGCCCAGGTGATACCGGTACGGCGGCTCTTCTCAATCACCTTGAGCGGCGACGTATCAGCCACCCAGCGCTGCTGGTAAGGCATCAGAACGGCGGGGATATCCATCGCCGAGGTATCAGGCAAAACGGGAGCAAGCTGGCTCATGTGGCAATCCCCAGAATTTCACGGCGCAGCGCCTGTACTGCATCGGTTGACAGTCCACCCTTACGGGCAATTTTCTCGGCGTTGCTGGCTGCCTGCTGCGCTCTGGCCCGGACTTCGGACTGGAACTTCTTGAGGTTGACGGACGCACGGGACAGCGTGGCCACGTTCTTCGCCACCTTCGACAGCAGCGCCACGCGCTCTTTGGGGTCGACTTCGCCTTCTTCCGCTTCCTGCAGCTGGACAATACTCTCGAACAGCTCGGTCTGAATCAGGGCGATCACCGCCTCCGAACGCGCATCCTGATCGTCAGCAGCTCCCTCGGTCAGCATGCGTGCCGCTTCTGTCGCCGCACGGATAGCGCCATAGCGGCGCTCAATCTTCTGGCCATAGCGATGGATAGCCGATTTGCTGATGACGTAACCCTGCTCACGCAGCAGGGACTCCAGCTCGTTATACCCGCTGAAGCCGGATTCAGTCAGCGCCCGCTCAAGCCAGCGACGCACATCTTCCGGCAGCTTTTCTATCGTGCTGCGTCTGGCCATCATTCACTCCAGTACTTTTCCGGGCGGGCGATGCCGGGGCCGCATTCCACAGTGTATTCCACCAGGTCAACGCCGAGGCGGGTCAGGTCGGCAAACCAGTCGCCGGAGGGTTTTTTCTCCAGATCTACCATCTTGCGGTCGGCCAGATAATCCAGCTCACGGCGCAGCTCCAGCGGCGTGGTGTCCGGGTAGATGGCGCGGGATACATCCAGCAGCAGCGTCTCGCTGGCGGTATACGGGCGGGTTTTGTTCAGAGCAACCAGCAGACTCCAGCGCAGGGATTCCCGGCGCACGCGGGCGATATCAACCATGGTGACCTCCTGTATGACGGTACTGCTGTACCACTTCCAGTTTGTTGTAGAGTGCGTCCAGCTTGGCCTCGATGACCGTCTGGCCACGGATGTAATCCTCGCGGCGGACGTAGTTCAGCGGTAAATCCGCCTTAAACCGCATAAATTCTTTTTCCAGCTCGCCCCAGTTGGAGGCGGACTGTTGCAGCGACTGCTCAAGGGAGGCGAACCGAGCCGCCTGACGCTCCTCCGCTTTACTGAACAGCCACTTGGCCATACCGCCGACAAAGCTCATGAAGGTGATGAGAAAGCCCACCACCGTCCAGAATTCAACCTGCAACGTCATTTCTGTAATCCTTCCCGTTCGTCCAGCAGCCCGTTTATCTGGCCACGCCAGATGCGACACTGCTTCGCGTTGTCGATGATGTTGGCGAGGACGTCACGCTGGGAGACGCCTGAGTCGCGTAGCCAGGCGTCAGCGGCTGCAGGTTGCCCGGACGCTGCGCGAGTGCCGGTGCCAGCGGCGGCAGTTGCGTCTGAATGACCGGCGTCGACGGATGCGTTGTCATATCCGAGCGCGGCGTTGTACTGGCGCACGAAACCGCGAGTAAACACGCACTCAATGGGATGGCTCTTACCTTTTTCATCAATCCAGCGCTGTGTGACATCGTTAATTTGCCCCTGTAGTTGTTTGTTCTGGCTCTCTAGCTGAGCAATCTGCTCAAGGTAACTGGCTTCGGCCTGATGCCCGGCGGCAACCTGCTCCTGATACCGTTTTGCCCAGGCCCGCAGCGCTGCGTTCTCAAGCGTCGTTTGTTCGGTTTTATAGGTATCAAACGCTGACTGCAGCCGACTGAGCGCTGCGTCACCGTCACGTTTTGCGTCCTCAGAACCGTCGTGATAGCCCCAGCGGTTCAGTCCATAAAGAGCAGCCACCAGAACAAGCGCCAGCACCATGCCGCGCCACGGTAATCTTTTAACCAGGTTCCACACAGCTGCTGCCTCCCCATGTGAGATAGCGCGGTGCCAGCTCCCGCAGGATGCGCTGCGGATAGTGGCGGTTCTCCCGCCAGTTGGCAGCGCTTCGCCCGGCATTCACCGTGGCGACATGTCCAAACCAGCGGGTACTGTCCAGCCCCTGCTGTAAGGCCAGCCGTTTGTCCCGCTGTACCCAGCCCAGACCGCCGTTATAGCTCGACAGTGTCATGGCCATACGCTCACAGTTGTTGGCGGCGCTGACGCGCTGCCACAGCCAGCGGTCATAGCTGACCAGCGCCCGGATGGCCCATGCCGGATTAAACGGCTCACGGCTGTTCAGCCCCGGCATCAGCTGGCTTATCCAGTCGGCGGTGGCGGGCATAAACTGCGCCAGCCCCTGAGCGCCAACCGGCGAGACCGCATCAGGTCGCCAGCCGCTTTCCTGATGCAGCTGTGCGGCGAAGTCGGCCACCGGCGCTGACATTCCCCATTCAAGCCGGGCATTACGGATCACATCGTCGCGATACTGCAGCGCAGCCTGCGGTGGCTGCGCTGCGCGGGCCTGACTGAAGAAGCCGCCACACCAGAGCAGCCAGGCAATAACCAGGTTGCCAGCGAGCTGCCACCAGAAGCTGTATTTATCGTTGCGTGGCTCGCCATGCTTGATGGCGGTTACGCCCAGACCAAAGGCAAGCAGGATGATGAGGGTGATTTGAGGCCAGTTCATGATTACAGCCCCGTCGCTACGGCCAGACAGACTGCGGCAACAATCAGCGCACGGCGGATTAGCGCAGCGGAAAAGACCAGGTGAAGGCCAGTCTGGACGGGGAAGCGACCATCAGCCATCAGCCTGTCATCATGCTTCAGGTACTGACCGGGACGGGCTTTGGGGAATAGCGAACGATCAAGCCAGTAGCCCAGCACAGCTGCCAGCGTGATGAGTGACAGCTTGTAGATAACCACCGGCAGCTGCTGAGGCGATACCAGACCGATGGTGCCGAGCAACAGCACAGAGGTCAGCAGCCAGCCGCTGAGACGGGGCTTTTTAACAGGGGGAATGAATTTTTTCAGGTTTTTCATGAGTGTCTCCTTGTTGTGTGGGAGACAGCATCACAAATGTGGCGGGATACGGATTTTAAAGCGCGTTATAAGTGTTCGCAGAGGGAAGCGGCCAGAATGGTGGCACACAAAACACAGGGGAGGCAAGCACGATGACTGAACCGAAACAGCCCGGTTTTAAAAAAGGGTTCCTCTTTGGGATCAGAACCGGAGAGAAAAATAAAACTTACACGCTAAGCGTGGATGCATGTTGCCCAACCGAAGCGATTGCAGAACTGAAAAACGCGCTGGTTGCACTTGAAGAGAGAAGAAGTCATTTCGCCAGCGGAGAAAACAACGTCATGATGATTGGCAATGTGGCGGCGACATCACGATATAAAGCTGCACCTAATCCTGCTACTCAGTTATCCTGCGACCAACGAATACTGGAAGCGGAATCAGCAGTTCCCAGAACGGTTCTTCCTCACCAGTCTTAACCGGGGCCGCTTCTCCCGACCAGTAAAGCCAGGCCCGGTGATACAGTTCCAGCACCGGGCAATCACTGTTCAATAACCTCATATCTCCGCGATGCACCGGTTCATCTGTGATGACTTCATATATCGGTGCCGTTCTGATTTCCTCTTCGCCTCTCTCATCGGCCAGTAATCCCCGGAACTTCCTGACTTCACTCAGATGCTGACAGGCAAACAGTGACTGATAGCGGGAGGGTTTGTCAGGAAAATGGCTACGGCGAACTAACTCAAACACCAGACCGATCAGCAGACTTCTGCTGACTCCGCTGTCATCTTCCATTTTAGGGCCGGGGTTATAGAGATAGTTATGACCGTGCTTGGAAAGACCATCGGGATACATCTGATGAAGGAAAGCGGCTAGCTCCGGCACTTCTGGTTCGTATTTTACGGTAATAACATGGCAAGGCGAAGGCAGACGATTAGCGGAATCAAGTGTGTAATACGTTCCCATTCAGAAAACAATCCTTATCGAACAAACACTGCACGTAGGTAAGACATCCAGTAAATCGCGTTAATAGAAATCAGGTATCCCGAAACTTCACTCTGACAGTGAAAGAACGACCAGCCCGGTGCGCGAACACCGGGCTGGTCATCAACCCACAGGTATGCACTGTGAGCCGACCAGGGTTCAGTCAGTCTCGCGAGACCAGACTAGCCTGCCATATTTTCACTGATTGCAAAAGGCTTACGGATAATGAAAGAACAATCTTTACCCATCGTTCCCTGGATTGGCGGCAAACGTCGTCTGGCTAAGCATATTCTGCCGCTTTTCCCAGCCCATACCTGCTATGTGGAGCCGTTCTGCGGGGCAGCTGCGCTCTATTTTCTTAAGACACCCAGCAAGATCGAGGTCATTAACGATATCAACGGCGAACTGGTGAACCTCTATCGGGTGGTAAAACATCACCTGGAAGAGTTTGTCCGCCAGTTCAAATGGGCACTGGTCAGCCGTCAGATTTACAAATGGCTGCAGGATACGCCGGAGGAGACACTCACCGACATACAGCGGGCGGCCCGGTTCTACTACCTGCAGAAACAGGCGTTTGGAGGCAAGGTCGCCGATCACACATTCGGTACCTCTACAACCAGTGCGCCGCGCTTCAATCTCCTGCGTATTGAGGAAGAACTATCGATGGCACACCTGCGCCTGTCGAGAACACTGATAGAGCATCTGGACTGGCACCAGTGCATAGAGCGATATGATCGCCCGCATACGCTGTTCTACTGTGACCCACCGTACTGGGGAACGGAAGGCTATGGCGTGGAGTTCGGGCTGGAAAACTATGATCACATGGCAGAGCTGGCGCGGAGTACCAAAGGGAAGATGATTATATCGGTGAACGATATCCCGGAAATGCGGCAGGCATTCAATGGACTGAACATTCAGACAGTTGATATCAGCTACAACTTGAAGGTCACAGGTAAAGCTACGCCAAGGAAAGAATTAGTGATTTGTAATTTTTAATTAAATAGAATCGTTAATAGGCCGCCGAATTTGAACCCACTTACAATGGATAACGCTATGAAATTTAAGACCGCTGTTCTGATTTCTACCTTTTTAGTCGCTGGAAATACCATGGCTGATAGCGTCATGAAAGCTGAATTTCATTCATTACAAGAATGTCTCTCAGCTATAAAGGCAAATGGTGGCGAACCACTCAAAATCATTCAGGATAAGCCAGACATGGTGACTGGACGATTGCCAAACGAGAAAATGTTCGCCTGCGAAAAGAAAGAGACAGGGTCTAAAGGCACTTACTTTGAAGGTTGGTTTATGGTCAAAGATTAACAGTTCTGTCGTGGCAAGAGCTTAGGCCTTGCCACCTTACTTTTTTTTGATAAGCCTTTCCCGATAAGCAGCTAACTCAACCACATTCCCTTTACCGTGAAATTCTTATAAGCCCTCTCCCTACCCAGCAAACTTGCTTGGTTTTGGTTGAGTGAGGACTTTGCCGACCTCAAGAATAGCCCTCCGCTGCTCAGGACTCATATCATCAAACGCATCCATCAGAGCCTGTTTCTCCGTTGATATACCCTGCACTGATGAAGTCCCATCTCCCAAGATAAATTGTTCACCAACACCTGTGAGAAGCCAATTGAGGTTTATACCCAACTGTGTGCATAGCTTCGTTAGGCCTGCAATATTAGGTTCCCTGTCGCCATTCAAATAGCTTTGAGCGGTACGGTAAGGTAGCTCGCAAATCTCAGCGAACTCTTTGATTGAGCTGATTTTCTTTTCTTTTAGTACTTCTTTTAATCGCTCAGCTATACACATTTGCGTCTCTTTCGTTGCTTTATACACGTTTGTGTATATAATCTATCACACATAAGGCAAACATCATTGCATCAACAAAGGAGACAACGATGACTGCAGAACAAGTCAAATCACTCTTCCGCCAGCGCGGGGTCACTTTCACCCGCTGGGCTGAAGAAAACGGCTACAGCCGCAATGAGGTCTACCGGGTTCTTAACGGCTTCACCAAAGGTCGTTACGGCAAATCACACGAAATTGCCGTGAAGCTGGGTCTGAAACCAGATTCAAATGCGGCATAACGTTTTAGCCCGTGTAACAGATTATCACATATCGCAAAAAGGGGAATGTGACATGAGTAAGGCAAATGTATCCAGTTCTGGCTCCCGCATTCTGCGCGTTCTTAAAGCACTGCGTGGCCACGCTCTGAACGGTGTTTCTAACGGTGAACTGGCATCGGCTCTGGGCGAGTCACCGGCAAATATCAATCGTGCATTGAACACCCTTATCGAAGAAGGACTGGCCCTGAAACTGGATAACGGGCGTTTTGCCCCTGGAGTCCAGCTCTTACAAATCGCCATGGCGCACAGTACCGAAATGGCGCGGGCGCAGGATCGTATTAATGAAATCAACCAGCGTGTTATGGCTGGCAGTCGCTAAGGAGTTGAAATGGGACGCACAAAATCACAACCAGTTGAACTAATGGAAGATGCACCGCTGAGTGATGGCCTCAACGTTAATCTTAATGCCATGACCGAACATCGACTCGAAATCATGCAGCAGTTCGGTGATGGTCTGCCGTATGAACGTGATCGTATCGTTCACGAAACACGGTTTTATATGGCGCAGAGTGCTGAGGCCATGCTGGAAGCAGGTAAACGCCTTGTAATTCTTAAAGAAAATGAGCCGCACGGGGAATTTATTAACATTATTGAAAATGAGTTGGGCTTACCATACCGAACTTCTGTACGGATGATGCAAGCATCGACTAAATACTTATCCCCCGTACTGAAATCAAATGTGCCAACGTTGGCACATTTGGGTAAATCCAAACTTTTTGAATTGATGACTGAAGATGATGAATCTCTCTCTGAATTGGCTGATGGTGGCACTGTAGCTGGTCTGAAGCTAGATGATGTCGACCGCATGAGCTGTAGAGAATTGCGTCAAGCCCTACGTGAAGCGCGCGAAACCAACGCAGCGCAACAGCGCGTGCTGGCCGACAAAAACGAAAAAATCGACTCGCTTTCCACAAAACTGGAGAAGAAATCCCGTATCCAGCCACCCAAGCCTGACGAAGAAGTGAAGAAGTTACGCGCGGAAGTGACGGCGTTAGCGGTTGAGGCCGAATCTGCCATTGCTGTTCGGCTGTCCAGCGCCTTTGAGACCCTGTGCGCATACTGCGCTGAAAACATGATTGATACACCCAGAGACTTCATGGCGGGTCTGGTCTGCCAGCTGGAAAGTACCGCACGTAGCCTGCGCTCCACATTTGACCTGCCGGACGAACCGACTGGCAACGCCGCCCCTTCATGGCTGACTGACCCGATGCCACAGATTAACGGGCAGGAGGCATAACCGATGAGTGCCGCCCTGACTGAACGACTGGTTTATGTTGCCCGCGCGGCACGTGACGCGGGGCATGGTAAGCGTGGTGCGATATACGACGCCGCCTGCGCTGAACTGGGCATGTCCCGCGCCACCCTGCTGCGCAAACTGAAGGAGGTATCAGTGACTGACAAACGTAAAAAACGCGCCGATGCCGGGCGCAGCGCCCTGAGCCGCGACGAAGCCGCGCTGATATCTGCCACGCTGCGCGAGGCCACCCGTAAGAACGGTAAGCGCCTGTATTCCATCGCAGATGCGGTGGAGACCCTGCGGTCAAACGGCTTTATCACCGCAGGCAGAACGGACGAGGCCACAGGCGAGTTTTTCCCGCTGTCCGAGGACACCATCAGCCGCGCCCTGCGGAACTATGGTCTGCACCCGGAACAGCTTGACGCACCGGCCCCGTCATCCGAGATGGCCAGCCTGCATCCCAATCACGTCTGGGAGATTGATGCCTCACTTTGTACGCTTTACTACCTGAGCAACGGTCATAAAGGGCTGCAGGTGATGGACAGCGCGAAGTTCTACAAGAACAAGCCTGCCAACATCGCCCGCATCGCCAGTGACCGCGTGTGGAGTTACGAGATTACCGACCATACCAGCGGCTGGATTTACGTTGAGTACGTGATGGGTGCGGAATCCGGTGAGAACCTCTGTTCTGTTCTTATCAACGCCATGCAGGAGCGTGGTGGCGCTGACGTGCTGCACGGCGTGCCGAAAATACTCTACCTCGACCCCGGCTCGGCGAACACCGCAGGCATGACAAAAAATATGTGCCGTTCGCTGGGCATCGACCTGATAGCGCACAAACCGCATAACGCCCGCGCCACCGGGCAGGTGGAAAAGGCGCGTGACATTATCGAACGCAAGCTGGAGCCGGGTCTCAAGTTCCAGCCGGTTCACAGTCTGGAAGAGCTGAACGCGCTGGCGGTGAAATGGCGCAGCCACTTTAACGCCACGGCTGTTCACAGCCGCCACGGTAAAACCCGCACGGATATCTGGCTGAAAATTACCGCTGACCAGCTGAAAAAAGCGCCATCCGTTGAGGTATGCCGTGAACTGGCGGTGGCCGCACCTGAAATCCGCAAGGTCACATCAAAACTGCGTGTCTCGTTCCGGGGTGCTGAGTTTGACGTGTCAACGGTACCGGGCGTACTGGTCGGCGAAAAACTGATGATTACCCGTAACCCGTGGCGCAGCGATGTTGCGCAGGTAGTGCTGACCGGCGAAGACGGCCACGAGACGTTCTTCCTGGTCGAAGAGGTCAGAAAGAACGAGTTCGGCTTTGCCGAGAGCGCGGCGGTATTTGGCGAAAGCTACAAAGCCCTGCCTGAGACCCCGGCGCAGACGGCGGCAAAAGAAATCGAAGAGCTGGTCACCGGCACGGATAACGCCGCCGATGCAGCTGCTGCACGCAAGGCGAAGGCGCTGCCGTTTGGCGGGCGACTTGACCCGTATAAACATATCGACGACACCACGCTTCCGGCCTATATGCCTAAGCGCGGTCAGGCTTCAGACGTGCGCGGCCCGCGTATTGAGCAGCGTCCGCTGACCCATGTGGAGGCCGCGAAAGCCCTGCGCGAGAAGTTCAGCGCGAACGGCCATACCTGGACGCCGGAATGTTACCGCCAGTTAACGGCACGGTACCCAGAAGGCGTACCGGAAGCCGCGCTGGATGAGGTGATGGTCTCCCTGACCGCTCCGGCCCGCAGCAGCGTTATCAGCATCGTTAACGGCAACTGAGGAGGAAGACATGCTGGTACTGAAGCAACAACTTAAAGAGGCCCGCATCCCACAGGCGGTGGTGGCAAGAGCTGTCGCCGTTTCCGAGGCCACGCTGGCCCAGATTGTGAACCATAACGAGTGGCCCCGCACCAGCCCCGAAGAGGTGCGCCAGCGTCTGGCGTCCTGGCTGGAAAGTCAGGGGATTGATACAGCGAAGAGTTTTGATGCTGCACAGGGCGCGGTCACGCCCCGTACAGCGGGTACTACCGATAAAACCAACCTCAGTGAGGAAGAGAACATGTTACTCAAAAAGCAGGTGTTATTTCCAGCAACCAAAAAAGCGTTTGGCCTTTTCCGTGACCCGTTTGCCGATGAAGCCATGCAGGGCGCGGACGATGTGTTCACCACACCGGATATCCGCTACGTGCGTGAGGCACTGTTCCAGACCGCCCGTCACGGTGGCTTTCTGGCGGTTATCGGCGAGTCCGGCGCGGGTAAATCCACGCTGCGCCGCGATCTGATTGAACGCGTCAACCGCGAGAACGCGCCGGTGATTGTTATCGAGCCATACATCATCGCCATGGAAGACAACGACGTGAAGGGCAAAACCCTGAAGGCGGCTGCTATCGCAGAGGCCATCATCAGCACCATCGCGCCGCTGGAGAGCATCAAGCGCAGCCAGGACGCCCGCTTCCGCCAGTTGCACCGCGTCCTGAAGGACAGCAGCCAGGCGGGCTTCAGCCACGTTCTGGTGATTGAGGAGGCCCACAGCCTGCCCATCCCGACGCTGAAGCACCTCAAACGCTTCTTCGAGCTGGAATCAGGCTTTAAAAAACTGCTGTCCATCGTGCTGATTGGCCAGCCTGAACTGGCGGACAAACTGTCCGAACGCAACATGGAAGTCCGTGAGGTCGTCCAGCGCTGCGAGGTGGTTGAACTGCTGCCGCTGGACAACAGCCTGGAAGAGTTTCTGGCGTTCAAACTGCAACGCGCCGGTAAGCAGCTGGCTGACATCATGGACGCCAGCGCAGTGGAGGCCATCCGCGCCCGCCTGAGCAATCTGGGCAGTAACCGTAAAAGCATGGTCAGCCTGCTGTATCCGCTGGCCGTCAGTAACCTGGTGATAGCCGCCATGAATCTGGCTGCTGAAATCGGGGTTCCGCAGGTCAACGCCGACGTCGTCAAGGGGGTTTAACCATGAAATCCATCGCCGATATCAACCAGCAGATGAGCAAGGTGCAGTCTGCCATTATGGCGCTCAACGCCATGAACACCACCGTACAGAGCGTCATGATTGCTGGCAGTAAGCCGGTTATCCGTATCGCCCGCAACGGGCACTGTGCCCGCCTGCTGGAGCAGGGCAAGGCAAGTTATACCCATGTTGGCCATGACGGCTCAGGGCGCTTTCGTCAGGGCGTCTTTGAACTGCATGGTTGCCGCATTACCTGGTCAGAGTCATTACATTAACCATAAGGTGAACAGAGATGAGCGAAGTAAATAAAGAAGACTACATGAAAGACCGCAAGGGGCGTCTGGTGCCGGTTGACCAGGTGTCTGACTATGACCTTGCAATGGATTCTTTCGTTAAAGAACAGGTTGCCGCCGCGAAGGTTAAACGCGATGAACTCAGCGACTTCAAGCGTCGTGCCTTTGACGAGTGCTATGCCTGGCTTGACCTTGTGGCAGAGAAGTACGGCAGAACGCGCGGCGGTGCCAAAGGCAACGTGACCTTCAGCAGCTTCGACGGTGCTCAGCAGATCACCATCCGCGTTCAGGAAACCCTGACCTTCGGGCCAGAGCTGCAGATTGCCAAAGACCTGATAGACGAGTGCGTCACCGAGTGGTCGGAAGGCGCGAACGCCAACCTGCGGGCCATCATCAGCGATGCTTTCCAGGTGGACAAAGAGGGCCAGCTTAATACCGGACGCATTCTTTCCCTGCGCCGCGTCAAGATTCAGGACGAGCGCTGGAACCGGGCAATGGAGGCCATATCGGAATCACTGCAGGTGGCAATGTCCAAAACCTATATTAATTTCCGGGAGAAAGATAAACACGGGAAGCTAATTAATATCCCGTTAGATATCGCTGCCATTTAATTTTAATCCACTTTCTTTTTATTTCGGCGTCAGCGCCGTGGGCTTCTGCACGCCGAAAACAGCATTGAGGAATAAATCATGTCCATCAAATGTTCCAACTGTCAGAAAGGTATCACCACTCTGAAGTTCAGCGACGCCAGCGTCATTACCTCTGGCAAATACCATGTGCCAGCCGTCCTCATCACGCTGGTATGCCCGCACTGCAGCCAGCATTACTACACCGAAGTCCCGGCCATGGAGTTCATCCCTTGTGAGGCAAAGAAATGATTACTGCAAAAGAAGCCGAAAAACGGACCCGTGAAATTGTCGCGGAATATATCAGTGAATGTGGTTGTGAAAATCCCAACCATATCCGGCAGGTATTAATCAAATTAATCAGCATGGCTTCGCACGCCATCGTAGCAACAAATGGCCTGGATCAGGCCATTTACGTTCTTCACGCCACCAGTGACCACCTGAGAAAAATGCCGCCGCTGTACGAGCTGGAAATTACTGAGGACGGCCACGTGAAAGTTATCGGCGTATCACGCCATTGATTTGGGGAAGATAAGATGAAAGGCATGAAATTATATAACCGTTCGACAATCTACAATCTGGCCCTCAAAACCTTTGGCCCTGAAGCACAGGCGCTGAAGCTGATGGAAGAAGCCGCCGAACTGGCCGCTGCCGCTGCCCGCAACATGAACGGACTGGGCAATGAAGTTGATCTGGCTAGCGAACTGGCTGACGTTGAAATCATGATTGAACAGTTCCGCCTCAACGGGATGGGCCTGATGATCGACTTTCATAAGCAGAAAAAGCTGGAACGCCTTGCTGAACGTCTGGGGGTGACTTATGCAGAAGAATAAAAAGCGCGTTCTTATTGAGTTTGCTGATTACGGTCAGGATCTTCTCTATTTTATTGTTCAGGACGGTATCATCATCAAAGCAGGGCCATACCATAACGACATCTACAGCGGTAAACGGGTGTTAAATAGTGAATTCAAAATTGGAGGTCAGGTTGAGTTAAGTCATAAAGATAAAAGCACATTCATTAAATACCCGATTGAGGCAATCACCGAACAAGAAGATGGTCAAGAACCGCCGCAACGGGAGACCAAATAATGATGATGTTACGCAAGAAGAAAGCACCGAGCCATTGCCGCACATCTGCCAAATATCTTTTTGCCCGTGCCTTTTTTAAGAATGTCAGACCGGGCATTCAAATTGGCGTTATTGCTGGGCGAGAGCAGGTTAAAAATTACATGTCAGGTGCATGGTGGAATAACGATCCGGTTACTACAGCCCGCAATATTCATATTAACTGGGGAGGAATTCATCATGATGGCTGAATCTATTGTATGTGCCTTGTTCTGGTATGGCCTCGTAGGTTGGTGTACTGCTGAACTGCACCGCCGTTCAGGGTTTTACTCACGTTACAGCGGTGCCGGATACTGGATCAGTTGGGCCGTTATGTTCCTGTGCTGGCCTGTCGCGCTTCCTTTATATGTGGACTATATCGGTGTCGCAGGTAAAAGGAGTGGCGATGATGACTAAGCAGCGTCTTATTCAACTCATTCATATTGCCCGCAGCGATCTCCAGATGGATGAGGACACCTACCGCCAGATGCTACAGGGGCTGACCGGCAAAGCCTCAACCAAAGGGATGGATACCCCGCAGCTAAACCGCGTGCTCGAATCCATGAAAAAGAAAGGCTTTCGCATTAAGCCTGCCGGAAAAGCCACGTCCGGCTTACCGCTGGATAGTCATCCGCAGTCAAAGAAAATCCGTGCGCTATGGCTTGAAATGGCTGCGGCAGGCGTCGTCCGTGACAGTTCAGAGCAGGCGCTGGCGCTGTGGGTTAAACGGGAAACGGGCATCAGCGCGTTACGCTGGCTCAGCAATGAGCAGGCGAGTAGCGTTATTGAGAAACTGAAGAAGTGGCAGCGCAGAGCTGCGGGGGTGAAGCAATGAGCGACCTGAATCAGTTTCGTAGTAAAGGGCCTGAACTGTTGGTGGAACTGGCACAGCACACATCTGAGACCGTCCGCGAGATTATTGATATCGAACCCGCAGTTGCCGACCAGATAGGTCAGGCCGTCGCGAACCGCATGATGCAGGTCTGGGGCGGGCAAAACGTCTATTTCCCGATGGGGATGGTCTGGAAGGTCAGCCAGCGCGACCGGGAAATCTTCCTGGAGTTTGACGGGCGCAACCATCACGAACTGGCCCGCAAATTTGGTGTTTCACTACAGTGGGTTTACAGCGTGGTGAAGCGGGTCAGAAAAGAAGAACTGGATCGGATGCAGGGCAAACTGTTTGATGGCGAACCTGATACCGATACGGGGAAAAAGGAGTAA